AGCTCGACCTCGCTCGGGGCGATGCCCGGGGTGACCTGCTCGAAAATCCGAAACTCGATGGTCCTCGTGGATCGGTCGTAGCTGTGAACGATCATCTTGAATGAATCGTTCGGAGCGCCCGGCATGAACGCGGTGCAGACGCCCGCGATGTCGAGTGACCCTTTGCCAGGCAGCGTCACGAGGTAGCGAAACTGACCAGGCGCGGGCGAGTCAAAATCCACCTGACATTGCGGCGGGGTGACCTGCAGGCGTCCCGGGTCGGAGAGCACTTGCAGATGACCCGCGAGGAGGACGTCTCCAGGCCCCATCGTGGTGAAAAAGTCTAGCGGTCGTTGGATCGGCATCAGTCGTCCTTCTTCTTCGAGGGCTTGAGCGGCGGCCCGGAGAGCTTCGGAGCGGGGGAGGGGGAGGAGCTCACGGTCGGCACGCCGAGGTTTGACCAGGCATCCCCCAGGTCATAAATCGGGCCGTCCGTGCTATCGATCGCCGTGGTGTTCTTTTGCATCACCTGCAGATTGATCGCGGGCGGAAGCCTGGGCAGATCCAGAGGGTCGTTCAGGTACGGATTGACGCCGCCCCGCGGGAGCGGGCGAGGCGCGACCATCGGAGAGCCACCAGGCGCGACAGGCGCGACAGGCACCGAGCACCATACGCGGATGATCGGGGCGGCCTTGGCCACGAGCTCAAACTCCCCAGAGGGTAGCTCCGTCTGCGACAGCGACGTAATCACTGCGCTGAGCTGCGTCTGTACGACCGCAGGGCGCTGGCGGAAAGCCTCGGCCTCACCCGAGCTCCATGGGAACCTATAGGGCGTAAGGGTAGGCGCGATGACCCCAGCGTAGGGCGCGGTGTAGTAGTTATCTCCCGTGGGCGCAGCGCCCAGAGATAACGAGCCGGAGACCGGGCCTCTGGCCGCGTTGACGGTCTGGACGCCACCAGGCCCCCAATCGACCTCGGGGTGATACTCGCTGAGCGCGTTGCCGCTGACGCTGGCGGTCACCCAGAAGGTCCGCTCAAGCGCTCGCTGGAAGCTCGCAATCGCGGTGTGCTCCCAGTTAGACGACGTGATCTCTGAGGATCCGAAATCCGCGGTGATCTTGTACGGCGGGAGCTCCCAGTTCAGGCCCACCTCGTAATAGGCGAGCTCTCCGAGCTCGTCCTCGCCCGGCCCACCCAGCACGCCGCATACGACCTGGCCATGTGTCGATCCGAGGTTGGTGTCATCGACCAGGCCGAACGGGTAAAGGCCATTCGTAGGCCACGCTTCGGCGAGCGTCGGGCTGGTCACGTTAGAGACGAAGAGGCCGAGCGCTTCGCGGTAGGGCAAGCGCCGCGTGCCCGAGCCCGTGACGAACACACCCAGGCTCGTGGCGTTGTATGGCTGGCGCTGGATGTTGAACGTCTGGGTCGGGCCGCTCGTGATGACGCCCGGGAATGGAAACGCGACAGGGAGCAGCGGATCGGTAAACGCGGGCGGCTTCGTCAACATCTCCGATGCGCCAGGTAGATACTCCTCATCGAAGGAGCCAGGCGTGCCCGCGAGATGCGAGAGAGAGAACGCCGCAAACACACGACCGGAGCCGTGCGCGTGCGGAAAATTTTTGTTGCTCATATTCGGCATTGCGACGTTCTCCAGAGCGAGGCGGCGGTAAGACCGCCTCGCTCAGCTCATCACGTGGCGAGGGCGATCCGGGCATTCCAGCCGGGCGCCGTGTTCCCAAGTTGTGAATAATATCCACACCTTACGGTCACACTGTCCGCATTATCAGTACGCAAGAACCGTAGTCCGTCAGTCATGAGGATCTTCGGTGCCATGCCCAGCGAATACAGCTTCCATGTGTCCATCTGGACCATGTAAGCGACGCCGGTGGGGCAGTTGGGATCGGCGACCACGCTGACCTGGCCGCTCGGGGTGTAGACGCGGACCGAGTCGAAGAAGACCTCGGCCACGTCGCTGGAGCGGACCACGTCGTAGACGACCTTGGACCCGAGGGACTTAATGAGCTCGCTGTATGACAGCGGGTTCATAAATACCATGTCCGGACGGCCGCCTTCTCTAAACAGAAGCGAGCCAGCGCCGATCAACGCTTCCTCGATGGTCTCGGCGGTGCCATCATATCGCTGACCTGCGAGGCGGCTGGCATCAATTCCACGATCCACTTGGAAGAAATCTGGCGTCACACCAGACACCGGAGCGGTCGCCGGAAGCCAGCCAGCCAGGCCAGCCATCTTGAGCGGGTCGCCGCCGTTCGCCGCGTCGCCTAGCTGGAACAGCGCGTCGCCGATGGCGATACCAGCGAGAGCGGTGACGGTAAACGTTCCATTGTCGCGGTTGATGGTGTCGATGGTCGTACCGATACCACCGCCGGTCGTCGCCGCTGCGGGGGTAGCCGCTGCGACAGACACGAGCGTCATGCCGACCTCGAAGAACACGATGTCTGACGGGTTGGTCAGCGTGATCTCGTTGACGACGATATTGGCTACCTCGCCGCGAACACCAAACTGGTCGCGGTAGAGGTTGCCAGCGAGGTCCTGAGTGAGGGAGCGGAGCGCTCCATCAATCTCGGAAGCTGCGGCCTCCATGAACGCATTTGGACGACCCACCGAGGCTTCGAGAGTCTCGTTATCGATGGCTGCGACCGAGTAGTTCCGGACGCGCTTCAGAACGAAATCGGTGTACTCGCCAGGCGTCTGAACGTTCTGGTTGTTCGCGTCGGTGAACGTCGCCGAGCGTCCCTGCGGCGTTCCAAACTGCACCGGGATGGGCAGGTTCTTACCGCCGAAATACTCGTATTTCGGGACGGCCGCGAGGAATGGGTTGTTGCGGTACACGAGGTTCTTGACGCGAAGGTCCGTGTAATGGACCTTGAGCGCCGCCTCAAATGATTCGAGATTGAGAGCTGTCATTTTTCAGGCCTATCCTTCCCACGACAAAAGCTTTGCGGCCTCTGCGAGACTGGCATCGCGATTTAGGTTGGGATCCTGGCGCAAGCGCTGGTTTTCCTCGGTCTGCATCGCGTTTGTCAGCGTGGATGATGGCGCAGGAATCGGAGCGGGAGGCTTCCCGCCGTTCCCCTGCAGTTTGTCTTGGATAAGCTTTCGAGTCGCTTCGGACTCCAAGAGCTTATCGATTTGACCGGTGAGATGGGCCTCCACTTTACGAGCGGCCTCCTGCTCACTCATGACCTCTCCGGTGCTTTGATGGTGCTGCGTCATGAGCTGCCAGACCTGATCAGCGCTCCCAGTAATACGGGTGAGCGGAGTATCCTCCGCGCTGCTGATATAGGTTCTGACCTGCTCCCGAGCCTCTGTCAGTGCCGCATCCATCCTCGCTTGATCGGCGGCCTCACGTTGCTGACTGAGCTCCTGGCGCATCTGCGCCATCTCGTCGCGGATACCCGCGACAGGATCTTCCTGGGTGGCCAGGCGCTTCGATACATCCTCGCGCTTGATGCCCGAGCGCTCAAGGAACGCCACCGGGTCGGCCTTCGCCAGCTGCTGCAGAGCTTGGCTCTGCTGTACGGCAGCGTGCTGGTCCTCGGCAATCTGCCGGGCCTCGCGGCTGCTCTTTTCCTGCGCCATCAGCGCCCGGAGAGCCTCGGCGGCCTTGGGGGTGTTGATGTAGTCACGATCCGCACGCGGATCGGCTGCAGGGGTTTCCGGCGCTTCACTTGCCGGTTCACTCGTTGTCGGTGTTTGCTCGTCTGACATTGCGTTCCTTAGACCGGCATGGTGCCGTCAGTAGCGCCAATTGCTGTAGGCGGCGCTCCACCCATCCCCGGAGCCGGTGGGGCTCCAGGCATCATCATCCCCTGCGCATTCGCCAGCGCTTGCTGTCTCGCCTGCTCCATCATCAGGTGCGTCTGCGCGAGGTACTCACGCATCAAGGAGAGCCGCTCGGGCTCGACGTTGTTTTGCTCCGCCTTCATGAGCGCGGCGGTGACCTTCTTCAGGGCGAGCTGATGGTCCTGATAGGGCTCGGGCGGTGTATAGACGCCCTCGTCGAGCATGAGCTCGACGTTCCGGTCGATGAGCGTGGACGCGGCCCGGTCCAGGCTTAGCTTTGCTTCGAGGTCCGGGAAGTCGAGCAGGTCCTTTGCTTCCTCGGGACCGACCAGGCCGAGGGCGATCATCTGCTCGACGAACGCCAGGCGGCCACTCGGGGTGACCGGCAGGCTGGAGCTCGGGTGCACCTTGAGGACATAGCTGTCAGCGTCCATGTCCACGGCCTCCCAGTCGACCACGTCGATCGTCTTGGAGTCCTTCGCCACCACCACGCTGTGTCGGTTGTCCTCGGAGTAGATGTCTTTCCCAAGGCCGACGACCTGGCGCGCAGCCTCGACAAAGAGCTCCTCATACTGGCGGCTCACAGTGGTGAATCTGAGGGACTCAACGTCCTGGTATTCGCGGAGCGCCGCTCCGCTGTTGAGGCCGGCTGGCTTCATGCTCGTGGCTGCCATCTGGCTTATGCCTGCGATCTCGAATGAGCGGTTATACAGCCGCTCAAGGTGGTCGAAGATCTCCCGGTTCAGACTCGGCGGCGTCATCTGCACAGGCGGCTGACCGGTGTACGGGATGATGGTCCCGATCTCATTGTTGAAAAATGATTTGCGGATCTTGGAGCCGTTCTCGACGTAGATGCGGGGCACGCTCATCAAGTGAAACGCTCGCTGAATCTTCATCAGCAGTTTATTGATCTCGACCTGCATTCCCTGAATATCGCAGGCGACGCCCTCGCCCCAGAATCCAAGCATCGGGTCAGTCCAGCGCACGAACACGAACGGAAAGCTTCCCTTGTCCCACTGCTCATCCACGAGGGTCGCGTTGCTGATGCAAATGACGTGGCGGCCGTCCGTGGCACCTTCGCCTGATGGCAGGTGCCACGCTTCGAGCACTTCGATCTGATCGACCAGGGTCGTGTTCCCGAAGTCGATGTTATCGGTGGTGCGGCTGGCCTGACGAATCTCAGCGGCGTGATTCGGGAACAGCCTCAGCAGCACCTGGCGATCGATGAATTTACGCTGGTAGAAATTGCGGGGTGAGCCATAGAAGCCATCGACCGGGTCGACGAAGAGCTCGCCCGGAAAGACGCGCTCAAACTGCACCTCGCTGCCCTTGCGGTAGATCTTCAGACAGCCCGTCCCGAGCACCGCCGCATCAAGCAGGACCTTCGGCGCGAGCTGGTAGAGGCCGCCCTGGTAGAACGCTTGATCTGTGAACTGCTCCAAGAGGCGCGCCCGCCGCTGTAGGCTCCAATTTCCCCCGTGAGTCAGAAACCGGGGCCTCGGGCGCTGCCTCGACAGTCGAGATACTGCGGTGTCACAAACGGCCTTGATGACGTTCATCGTCACCCGAGCAGTATCGACAACCTGATTATGGGAAAACGGCGTGTATCCCCCATACTCGCTGTTTCCATAGAGCCGCACATAGCGCAGCAGTGAGGACAGACGCAGCGTGTCAGCGGTCTCGATGACACGGAACGCCTCTACCACGTCGCCATAAGGCTGGTCAGCGGTCCACCATTGTAAGGCGATGTATGGCTCTTCCTGCATAGCTATGAGGAATAGTATAGCAATTCCTCGTCGGGTATCTCTTCCTCTGTCGTCTCCTCGGGTTGCGGGAAAGAATCGCCGCTAATGTCCATGGCGATTTCTCCGATCTTGAATTGAGTTACCCCAAGGAACTTCAACTGTTTAACCAGGTTGATTAGCTCTGGAACTGTCTTGATCTCCAGACTCGGAGCTTTTTCCTCTTCACCATCCCGATCCATCGCTCACCTCCAAATCATCCCACCACGTACGATCAAGCTGCTTGTCTAGCAGCCGCTCTTGTTCCTCTTCGAGCTGGTCTTCCTGCTGTTTCCAGTACTCGGGTGAGCCATGCCTCGGGGCTTCCGGGATGATCTCGTCACGCCAATACTGATGACACCACCGCCAGGCGTATAGATACGCGTCCGCTAGATGGTCCTCGCAGCGCTCGTGAGGGGCCAGGCGGTGATCATCCCACTGCAGCGCGTGCAGCTCGTCGAGCAGCGGCCCGTTATATCCTTCGACGATGGAGGCCACCCCGGTGGTCATGTCCCCAGACAACAGCTCGATGTATGCCCTCTTCTCGCGCTTCTCCGCGTTCTTGATCTTCAGTCCCCAGCGCTCGGACATCTCAGCGGCGTAGGCTTTGCCCAGGCCGCCCGCGTCAGCGACGATTGATTCGAACCTGAATTGACTGTTCAGGTCGGAGACAATCTGGGCGACGTCGCTGGGGAGCAGCTTGGTCTTTTTGAACGACTCGACCACGACCAGGCGGCCGGTGGCGGTCGAGTAAGCGCAGATCACAAACGCGGTCGAGTCGATGTAACCGAGGTCGAGCCCGAGTACGTATTCCCACTCATCATCGGGCAGCTCGGCGATCACCGGGATGTTGGGATAGATGAGGCTGGAGCTGTCGCGGATCCATTGGCCTTTGTACTCGCGCAGATATGTCGGGTTCGATTGGCTCCAGCCATAGCGCCTGCAGCGGTCCTCCAACCATTGCGCAGCTCGCGGTATGTGCGGGTTGTCGAGCAGCGTCCAGTGATGCACTGACCAGGCGGATTCAGGCTGGCTGGCGTCGTAGAAGAACCCTCGACAGATGGCGTTAGGCGTCCCGGCGAGAACAATGGAACCGTCATAATCGAGGACGGCGGGCTCAAGAACGTCGCTCACGAGCTCGGCGAGGTAGCTCTTGAAGGCCTGCGCCTCATCGACCACCACCAGCGGGTATTTCGGGCCTCGTAGGCGCTGGATCTCTTCCTCGGTGCTCGCGCCCGTCAGGAAGATTTGCGAGCCATTCGGCAGCGTACACGAGAGCTCGGCGGCGTTGAATCGCAGCCCAAGCTCGTTGCGTCGGTCGAGCTCTTGAAACACGGGCCACACGATGCGCTTCGCCTGCTGGCGAGTGATCGAGATGACCGGGATCATCGACCCTTCGAACGTGAACGCGGTATCAAGCGCCAGGACTGACAGAGCGAAGCTCTTGCCCGCTCGGCGCGAACATAGAGCCACCTTCGTCTTGCTCTCGTCGTCCAGGAGCGCCCTCTGCTGCGGAAACAGGAGCTTGCGGAAGTCCAGGCTCGCTCTTCTTCTTGCGCGTTCGCTTGCCTCGGCCAGGATTCGGCGAGCTCTCCTCTGGTCCATGCTGGAGCCAGATTGCTCGTGCGTAGGGGACTGCGATGGTGCGGGAGTCGGAGCGGATAAAGATCGTTTTTTCATCGGTCCAGATCTCCAACTTGTCCCCGGCCTTGAAGCGCTTCGAGGTGCGCCCCATGCCCCTCCCCGGGTCAGGCGTGTAGTGCTCGAATTGAACGTCACTTACGTTGATTCTCATGGCTCAGCTCCCCAATCCTCGGGTAGCGCTGTGAACAGCGCGTATGGGTTATAGATCCAGCCCTGGTCCTTTGGCCTCATGGCATCCCAGGCGGTGGTCTGATGGGTGGTGAATTTGAAGCGCACATCCTCATGCGCGAGCAGCTCATCAAGCATGAGCTGCATGAAACCCTGCTTTCGAAGCGAGTGCTTCACGTAGATGTAGTGCAGCATCAGGATCTGCGGCTGGCGCTCGACGCAGGCCCACCCAATGATTTGATCCGGGTCATCCATGTTGCACAGCACCAGCAGCAGCGAGCGCGGGATCAGCGTCTCCAGGAGCTTGTGGTGCATCTGGTAGTAGATGTCATTGGGCACGCCCTGGGTGAACGTACCCCCGGCCCGCATGGACTTGAGCCAGGAGTTGGTCACGAACGCGATATCCGAGCTGCGACCTTCCCGGAGCTGTACGACCTCCTCCTCAGTCATCGCATGTAGCCCTTCACCACGGTCACGAGCGCCTGCACCTCGACCTGAAGCTCTTTGATGCGCTTCTCATGGCGGTCGATCTCCGCCATGATCCGCCGCACTTCGAACGAGATTTGCTCCACTCGGTGAACGGGTGAGCTTGTGGGTGGAACCGGGCGATCACCTACAGCCATCATTCCTCCTCGCCCTTCTCGGGCTTGAGTACCTGCAGATACTTCCGAGCTTCCTCGGCCTGCTCCAAGAGCTGAGCGTCCGAGAGCTGAGCAGGATCGGAGCGCTGCTCCTGGGCGCGCTCTTCCTTCATCAATTTGACGACGGCCTCGGTGACCTTGGCAAACTTGCCAGCCTCGGCAGCGGTGAGCTCCTCGCCCGAGCCGGTCTTAGCGCGCATCGCTGCGAGCTCCGCAGCGGCCACATGATACGCGTCCCCGAGGAGCTGGCCGATGTGAGGCCGAAGGCTCACCCGGTAGGTCCTGGCCTTCACCAGGCGCTCACGAGCGTGGATGTACTCAGTCGGATGAGCCCCATCATCCCTGCTGGGCTTGATGGGCGCTGGGCGCAGCTGTTCCTGCTCGCGCATGTACTCGTCAGCGCGCTCACCACTCTCGACGGTTACGATCCGCCTCCTGGGCTTGTCTTCGCTCATGTCCTCATTGCTCCGGTGACAGGATACAGTAGTGCAGATTGCTTAACAATTATCAAGATTGGTACGGATATTGCGCATTACAGTCCAGGTTCACTTTCCGGGATTGCCCTTAGGTTCCAATATCTTACATGCTAGTTCTTTCAATGATTTGGCGGAGTATGATAAACTCCCCCTAACGCTCGTTTCGGGTTAACGACAGAGCAAACTTTGTAGGTTGCGCTCTACGTTGAGCCGAGCCCCTAGAGCAGGCCGGAAATGCAACCGGTGGAAAGACCGTCAGTCTTTACCACTTCCACCAGGCCAGGAACTAGACAGGCGGCTGCGCCTCAAGCGCAGTAGCCGACTGTCGTAAGCGTTGCAGGCTCGGCCAGATATAAACTAAGCGGCCGGTATACCCCATGACGTAGGGAGTCCACGGGTAGCCGAGAGCTGTATTTGTTTCTGGGATTCGATCTATTTAAGCCTCGATCCAGTTACGAGCGCGCCGCGCCCGCTCTGATGGCGGCGCGGCGCTCGTTGCGCTCCAGGTTCGCGACCGTAGCAGCGCACCAGGCGGACTAGACGCGAGCTCACCCCTGCTTGAATGGCCTGCGACAGGCGCAGGCAAGAAGGCTTGGGAGGAGCCAGTTAGAGCTGCGCGCTTATCGACAAGAGCGAAGAGGGCCAGGCGGGCACCGAGCTGGGTGGGGAAGTCTGCAAGCTCGGTGCAGGCCGGTGGCTCGTGTCCAATCTGGGCTCATGTCGGCGCTGCGCAACCGAGCTCCGAGTAACACCCGGTGCGATGGTAGACGCGCTTTCAGTACGTAGGAAACCCGCGCCGTCCAAGCGCGCTATCCAGCCTTTCTCTTCATTGCCCATTCGTCTCGCGCTGGTCGCGAGACCTCGGGGCGAGCTCTCCAGGCGTCTCACCCTGGTGTCGTCTCGCGTCTGCCCGGGATAGACAACGGTTACCAAATGGGTACTTTTTGTGTGGAGGGTACCCCCCCTAACCCCCCCACGGGGGTATCAAAGAGGGCCCCGGGGGGAGGGGGTTGATACCGCAAGAAAAGTTACCCACGTGTGCCATGATACCTGCAAGGGCACATGCATGTGTGCCACTGTTCCACCCACGGGACAATGTTCAGTGCATGCGCGCTTGCGCAAGTGGCACACTTCTGTGCCGTGATACATGCTACGGATCTTGCACCCCGTATCATGATACGTATCACGCGTGATACACGCGTTCCACATCCCCCCTGGCCTCGACTCGTTGCACGTGAGATGCACGGTCCTAACGCGTCTAGAGGCCAGTCACTACCGCACAGTGTGAAGATTATTCACAGTGGGTGTCAAGCCTACACCCTTGAGGTAAGCGCTCCTGGCCCTGGTCCAGCACTCGTAACTGCACACCCTCACGAGCCTCTCGGGCGTCCAGAATCCCCCCACCCGCTGCGCTCTGCGCTGCTTACAGACGTGACAGGGCGTCATGAGCTCGCCTGGCATAGGAGCTCGAATCGCGCTCGTCTGCGGTGCGCAGCTGCTCCAGGACAGCCACCACGCGAGCGCTCGCACGGATGCGCTCGGCTGCATCCCGGAGCTCGTCGATCACGTCCAATAGCTGGGACGTCTCTCGGTCAATCTCTGCCTGACGCCTGTCCATTCTCGACCCCTCTGCTCGCTCGTGACCCGAGCTGCATCACCGCCCCTTCGAGCGCCGTCAGCGACCTTTGGAGCTCGCCCACAACCTCGACCAGCCGCGCATATACAGCGCGCTGGTCGTCCCTGTGTGCGTCCCCGAGCTCCCGCAGGTCCTTACGCATGCGCTCGATGAGCTGCGACTGCTGCCAGATGACCCAGCCAGCGACACCGAGGGCACCGCCCGCCCCTGTGATGACCTCCAGTCCGTCCATGACTAGAGTGTACGCCCAGGACGCGACCAGAACAGGTTGCGCGTCGCTCCACACGAGACCGGCCCGGTGCGCTTTGGACGCCCGTCCATATGCCCTCCCCAGTGGAACGCGTCAGGACACGGGTCATCGAGCTCGCCAGTCGCCACCAACACCACCAGGAGCTGCACCTTCCGCCATGCGTCCCGCATCTGCGACCACTGCCCGCCGGGCCAGCTCGCTGGCTGCGGCTGGACCGGCTTCCACACCAGCTCAAGGATCCAACGTCGGTGAGCCCTCACGTGGTCAATCCCTCGCGCTGCGTCCCGGTGGATGCGGCAATACCTGCGCGCCATCTCCGCCGCCGTGACCCCCGCCTGGCGCGCTCGCTTGGCCAATACGTGAGCGATAGCGATGACGTCGGAGGTGTGACCGCCAGACTCCGCGACCACGCATTGTGCGATCGGCAGCAGCGCTGCGCCTATCTCGGGCGATGAAAAGACATCGCCCTCAGCCTCGGCGCTCACGGCGTTGGGAAGCGCGAGCAGGGCTGAGGCGAGGGCGATGAGGACCGAGTAACGTATGTACGTCATAACCTAGTCTAGCGCGTAGCTACACACGCCAGCTAGACCAGGACGGTGGCTGTCAGTGTTGGTACGAGGATCGCAGCACCTGTAGGAGAGCGTGCTCCATCTGCCGTCCCAGCTCCACGGCTACGAGGTCGCCGCGCTGGTGAGCGTGCATCCTCAGCGCTGTCAGGGTGTCCAGCATGTCCCACGCTCGGGACTGCTGCGGTGTGCAGTTGGGTCGAGAGGGCAGCATCAGAACGGCCTCACGCGGTTGTGCATGCCTTCGTAGGACGCACACAGCATGGTCATCGAGTCGCGGAGCTGCGCGAGCCGCGCCCGCAGGTGCTCCGAGCGCAGCACCAGCGCATCCGGCACGTGAGAGCCCGAGAACCGGTCGAGGTCGGTCCGCAGCCTGGCGAGGGCGTCATCGAGGGCCGCAGCCTCACCCGCCACGTCCTGAAGTCCCACACGAGCGGCCAGCGTCCCGTCCTCCAGCACAGCCCGAGGCGACTCGGGCGGGGCGGTGAATGCGTACGGGTTAGCCCCGGCCTCGGCCTGCGCCTCGGCCTCCTGCGCCTGGAGCGCCTGATCACCTGACTTGCTCATGCCTCGCCTCCCTTCACGGTCCTGAACTGCTGTGCGTTTGCGTCATCGAGCTGTTCGCGTGTGCTGGCCAGCTCCCGGGCCACATGGCACAGCTCTCGGGTCTGCCACCGCACGAGCCAGATCAGCTCACGGATGGTGTATTCGGTCTGCGTCACCCGGTCGTACGCGTCCTCCTGCGACCGGATGAGCTGCGCTAGGTCGACGCTCATGATCGCCGTTTCGAGCCGCCCGAACGCGGACACCAGGGCGGTGGGATAGTCCGGCTCGCTCGGCGGCATGTCCACGCTCACCTGATCGAGCAGATGCGCGGGAAGCTGATCGAGCCGCACGGGCTCGCCCTCCTCTGCAGCCTGGCGAGGCTGCTCATCACGAGCGCGCATCACCTCCGCCTGGACGAGGCGCATGCACTTGGGGCACGTGAGTCCGAACGTGGTGTCGGTCATCTGAGCGCGGGGCGTCTCCGTCCCGCAGTAGGCGCAGGCTGCGCAGCTCATGATTTGTCCTCCATGCGCTGGACGGCCGCGACCGCCTCCAGGGCCATCCGGTAGCTCACCCCGATGGCGCGGATGTGCGCCACCACGAACGAGCGTGGGAGGGTCTTGGTCGGCTCGGCCTCGTCGAAACCGCGCTCGCCGATGGTCTCGAACTCGTCCGCCAGCCTGTTCAGGATCTTGATCATCTCATCACTCATGGTCTGTATCTCCTCGCTCGCTCGGCTCGTAGCCCGAGCACAATCGATCTCGGAACTCGTACATCTCCTCGGGGGTCGGCTCGGTGACGTGACCCCCGAGCGCTGCGAGCGCCAGGGTCACGAGCATGCCCGCCAGAAACGCCCAGAGCAGTCGCTCGCTCTCCTGCTCGCTCATGGCTCCCTCAGGTATTCGAGGATGTCGCATTCGATGCTGTCGCGCTGACCGTCGTCCAGCTCGACGGGTGCGCCCTTCGCCGCGACCGTGACGCCACCGATCACCAGGGCCTCGGCCCGGGTCGCGGCCTCCAGCACGGCGTGAGCGGACCATGAGGGATCGGTCATGCCCCCGCGCTGCGCGGGCTCGACGTGAAACTCGACCTCGATCTCGGTCTCGACCTCGATCTCGACCGCGTCCTCGCCGCCGCCCGTGATGGTGAGGGTCTCGATGACGTGGAAGTTTTTCATCGCTGCCCCCACTCGCGGACCTCGTCGAGGTGCTGCGTGTCCACCCAGAACCACCCCTTCTCCAGTCCGATACGGCCCATTCCGTAAAGCCGATCCGCGAGACTCGCAGCGCGGTCGCGGTCAGTCTCGACGCCGAAGGTGTCGTTGACCTCATCGACCAGCGCCTGGCGGTCGCTCGCACTGAGAAGCTTCTCGTACTCTGCACGGATGCACGAGCGCGCCCAGTCGGCGGCGTTCTCGACGGCCCTCAGACACGCCCGAGCAGCACGAATGTCGGTCACGATGATCACCCGCTCACAGCGCGGGTGCGCCCTGCGCAGCTTGCGCGCAGCCTTGCCCGCTGCCCCGCCGAGCTGACACGCGTCGTCGAGGCTGAGATCCTCGGAGTAGACGGGCACCGCCCGCTTGGTGGTGTAACTCCCGATGCCGTTCGTCCAGTCGGACTGCATGACGCAGCCGCCGCGCTGGACGAGCAGCTCTTGCAACATTCGGCGCTGTGTCTTGGTGTGTTTGATGACGTTCATGGCTCTAGTCTCCTCGTTGCTCAGGTGGTTCTAATCAGTGGATGCGGCGGGCCGAGGGCCTGCGCTTCTTCGTGGGGGCCGGAGCGGTCTCGATGACCGGCTCGACGATGGTGGGCACCGCGCTGACGCGGCGGGCGCTCACGCGGCGCGGGCGGCCGCTGACCTGGCGGGCGGTGCGGCGAGCGGCGCGGACCTCATCGCGGCTCGGGACGGGCTCACCGGCGAGGCGGTGACGCGCCTGGACGGTGTGGTAGCAGTGCCCGTGGACCTGGAACCCCTTGCAGGTGCAGGCGATGTCCGAGCCGTCAGCCTCGCGGCCGGTCAGGGTGTACTCGTTGCCGCTCTCGGCGACGAACGGCATCACCATCGTGCCGTCGGCGCGCACAGTAAAGCGCAGGCGGCTGGTGGTGTCGGTAAGGCGTGTCGTGGTGTTCTCGTTGCTCATGAGTAAAACATAAGGCCGAAACGCCGATTTGATTAGCCATGCAAATTGCAAAACACCTGTCCACCGGTGGGACAATCACCCGAGCCGCTCGCGGACCTCCTCGATCGTCAGGCGCTCCACAAATACCGGGGTGCCCTCTCCGACCCATGCACTCGTGATGTTGAATGCGATGTGCTCGTCGACGTGCTGCTCGGGGCATCCCTGGGCCACCAGGAGCTCGCGCACGGCTGCGAGGTCATAGACCAGAAGCACTTGACCCCCCTGCGTCCCGAGGCCGAAGAGCGCCTCGTCTAGTCCGTCTGCGGCCATCGGTTCCCGCTCACTCATAGTTCAGCTCCCATGCGTCATCGCTCACGCATCCTCGGTCCAGGATGAGTCTGGCGCGCTGCCCGACGATTTGCCCGACTTGGGGCACGACGGCGTTACCGAGTGCGCGGAGCTGAGCCAGCCGTCCGGGAATCCCATCAGCCAGCGTACAAAATGGGGGCTCAGTCGACCGCCAATGCTCTCGGGCTGCAGCCGCGCCAAAGGCTTTTCCAGGCTCTGATATGGGCCTTCGTCGCGCATCTCGATCCGCGCCTTCCTTTCGAGGTTGGCGGTCGGCGTAGGCACCCGCAGGATCCCCTTCTTGGCCAAGGTCGGCAAGCTCGGTCGATACGGGGCACCCGGAACCGGCTTGCGGTTGGATCCGTACTGCGAGGTGGTGGGGGTCGGCAGCAACGATGAAAAGTCGCCGCCGCAGGTGGGGCGCTCCGGCGTCCCGCGCTGATACAATTTCCCATTCCGCATCGTACCCGAGCGCGGCAAGGTCTCCGAGAACTCGGTCGAGTCCTCGAATAGCGAGCGCTGCGACGTTTTCCACGATGACAAGTCGCGGTCGTAGCTCGCGAACCAACCGTGCATATTCGCTCCAGAGTCCCGATCGTTCTCCATCGATGCCCGCCCCCTTGCCTACCGTGGAAATGTCTTGGCAGGGAAACCCGCCGCAGATGACATCGCATCCGGTGAAGTCGTCGCCGGTCACCTCGCGCACGTCCTCGAAGCGCTGCGCCTCGGGCCAGTGATGCGCCAGCACCTGGCGCGCAAATGCGTCTTGCTCGACCTGCCACCGGGTCACCCCGAGCCCGGCCCACTCAAGGCCGAGCTCAAGGCCCCCAATCCCTGAGAACAAGCTCAGGATGTTCATGGCTGCTCCAGTCTCAGGATCTCCTGACTCGCGAGATGGAGCAGGGTACCGAGGGCGTATGGCTCCTCGGTGACCTGATGCGTGCGGCCATACCTGTCATGGATGACCGCACGCCAGAGCTGACCGTCCCGCCCTACCTGTATTTGATAGTTCCGAGACGGCCGCTCGCTCTCAGAATGGGGCATCGCTCCGCTGCTCGGCGGGAGCGGAGTTCAGCCACGCGAGGATCTGAGGCTGGTCACAGCGCACGTCCACAAACCAGCGCTTGCCCTCGGCGAGCGAGCGCAGCCAATCGGTGATCATCTTCATGGGGTACTTCGACGTGTCACCGCCCTCGTCACTCTTCTCCGCGATGCTGATGCTGATGCGATTGCTCATGCGCTGATTGCGCCAAGCGGTGAGGATGTCGAACCGCTCCTCGGTGTTCTCTTTGTTGGTGATGCTGACGCTGAATAGAGGTCCTGCCATTGTTCTGCCTTTCGTTACTCGCTACTACTCACGGACCGTGACCCACCGTGGGTCAGGAACGACTGGTGTCTTGGATGGTGTACGACTCGGGCTCCTGCGCCTGGTCAGGCCGCGGCGGCCTGGTGTGTGCGCCGCCTCCCAGAGCCTCCTCCCGCGCCACCCACGTACTCATGAGCTTGCCGTAGCTCCCGCTGAGGTCATCCTGCAGGCTCTTGATTGCCCCCTTGAGTAGGTCGTCGCCATAGAGCTCGGCGAGCGTGCGCTTCGATGCGATGGAGTCGGCCAGCGCCTTGTGCCTGGCGTCCACTGGCGCAGCCTTTGCGCCCCCGTTCACCGGGCGTGTGGGCTTGGTGCCCACGCCCGGCCTGGGCGTCGCTGGTGCGGTCTCTGGCGTCTCCTGCGCAGGCACGTCCTCCCCAGCATAGATGTAGTGACCGAGGCCAAAGAGCGCGAGGCACTTGGTCATGGCTCGCTGACGACAGTCGTTGATCTGTCGGGCGGTGGGCTGAGCTACCGCCTTGTGTCGGTGGTCCATCACGGGCAATGACATCTCGCGGCGCAGTCCCTCGATCTCAATCGAGCAGAACACAGCGCAGGTGCCGTCCTCGTAGGTCATCACATCGCGCTCTCCGAAGCGCTCATAGGTGAGCTGCGCGTCTGGGTAGTGCTCCATCAGCACGCCCCACGCCCATGCCCAGCTCAGATACGAGAGACCGTTACGCTTCTGAACTCTCTTGCTCACGTCGATGGCGCTCAAGGTCTGCCATATCTCCGCCGCCTTCTTCCTGCGTTGCTCCGGTGTCATTCTCATCACCTCCTAGTCCATGGCGCTTCTCAGCCATGGTCAGTACTCGCTTGATCCCCGCCGCCGCTGCGCGGGAGAAGTTCACGCCCGGGTCAACCTGGGCGATGCGGCGCATCCGCTTCCTGTGATCGTCAGGGATGTATATCGTCACGTACGCCATCAAACTCCTCCCAGAACTGCGACACCTGCTCACCGAGGTAGTCGCAGAAGTCATGGTCACGCATGCACACCCACGCTCTGAGGTCCATGCCGCCGATGTTCGTCACCAGCATCGACCACTGCGGACCAGCGCGCCTGGAGCCGAGCACCGCGAGCTGCATCTGCACCTGATACGCGTGCTGATAGGGGATGCCCCACGTCTCGTGATGCGCCTCGGGTCCGCGCTCGAAGAGCATCTTCGGATCGCGCTCGCCGCCCTTCGGTTTGAAAATGGCGCGCTGGCGCTTCATTTTGACCTCTACGAGCCCGGGGCCGTACTCCTGACCGAGGCGGTAGACCTCTTTGCGCAGGGGCCCTAGCCAGCCTGTGTCACGCTCATCGCGGCCGTCGAGAAACTCCGGGTGAGCCTGGACCTCCCACATGGGATCGGGCAGACACCAGCCGTCGATGGTCGCTCCCATGCGCGGGTACGCAAGGGATTCATACATGTGATTCACGCGCACCATCGGCACGCCGATGATGTGACCCGCATCGGCGAGGATGCGAGGCTCGCAGCGTGAGCCCCACGCCATCGCCGTGTTGACGGTAAGCTCCTGGCGCTCGCGGAACTTGCGCAGCAGCGCGGCGCGCTCGCTCATCCCCCAGTCTGCGGCGTCGCGGCGGTGGTACTGACACTGGCCGAGCAGCGCAGACGCCCAGGAGGCGGTTAGGTTCTGCCATCGGCGGGCCTTCCATGCCTCGGTGTCCTCGCCCGCATCGCCGCCGTAGAGGCATGCCTGCGGGTCTACCCCTGCCATCGGGTCGATCCCGACCCGCTCCATATCGTCGCTCATGGTGTCCCCTCGTTGCTCAGGTGTTGACGTCCAGAGTGATATACGTATATGGCCATAGGGAGCAAGGGGGAAATGAGTTATGCAGACATTGGCTGACCTCGTACACGAGGCCATGGGGAGCGGATTGCTCCAGCCGAATCCACCTCAGTGGATGCGCCTGGGGCTACCGGAGATCGATCGAGCGATGGGAGGAGCGGGCATCCAGCCCGGAACGGTGGGCATACTCGGAGGGGGAACAGGGTCCTGTAAATCGACGCTGGCGATGCACATGGCGTTGAACTCTGACGACCAGTGGGGGGTGGTGAGCTTGGAAGACAACGCGGCTCAGCTGGGGCTGCGGGCGGTGGCCATGGCAGCGCGCATCGACTCGCGGCGGCTGCTGCGGGGGACCATGGGTCTGGAGCTGGACAGCAGCGTGAGCGAGCTGCTCGATCGTCAGTTTCCGCTCTTCGAGTGCCCCACCGATGCGACGCAGGAGGAGGCGCTCGTGTGCTGTCGTCGCCTGGCGCAGGCCGGATGCAAGGTGATCATTCTGGACTATCTGACGAAGGTGAGGTCAGACCCAGGAGCGGACCGGCGCAGCGACATACAGCGGCTCTGGGCTGGCCTGCAGCGCTGCGCAGTCGATGAGCAGGTCGCGGTGATCGCGGTGACCCAGCTCAATCGTTCGAGCCAGCGAGGCGAGCCGAGCTTGCAGAGCCCGAGCGAGTCGAGCTCTATCGAGGTCGAAGCGCGCTTTGCGCTCATGGCCTGGACAGCGCCCGATGAGCTGAGAGAAGACACCCAGGTGATCAGCGTGAAGCTCGCCAAGAACATCTGGGGAGGCGTCGGCACCACCGATCGGTTCGTTCGCTCCGGTGCCAATCTGGTCCATGAGTCAGAGTGTGGCTATGGCCTTTCACCGAAGGAATACAGCGATGACCGACCACGCTAAGATCGGACGCAGGAGCCGCCAGAAGGGCGCTCAAGGCGAGCGCGACGTCGCCAATGAGCTACGCGTCATCTATCCAGACGCGGCCCGAGGTGGGCTGCTCCAGACCCAATACGGGCGCGGGTCGAATGCCTGCGACGTCGAGCACACCCCGTGGTGGGTGGAGGTGAAACGAGGAGCGCGCCCCAACATACAAGGGGCGTTCGAGCAGGCCACGAGCGAGACCGACGGGAGACCGCCGCTGGTGGTGAGCCGGAAGGATCGCTCTGTGTGGCTGGCGACGATGAGCCTGGAGCGGTTCATTCACCTGGTGCGGATCATCCAGGAATATCAGAAGGCTCTCGATCCAGAATTTCAGATAGTAGCGGCGGAGTCTGGTCCCCAAGCATCAAACGATATTGACTCGTCATCAGCTCCCGAAGCTGCCGACGCTGACGATTCGTGAGGCCCGCCCACACGTCCTCTGTCTGGATGCCGCGGGAAAACACGAGCTGAGGGTTACGCGTGGTGTGACCCCTGCTCGTGTGGCTCCAGACGTCGAAGCTGGGGCCGAGGTGGGCTGCTAACTCTCGTGCGAACCATTGGCCCGTCGAGCAGGCATAGAGGATGATGGTTGCGCGGTCGGTGCAGGACTTGATCCCCTCGGCCAGACACTCCGCGCCCGTCTTGCCCGTGAAGCCAAGCTCAATCCCGGAGCGCCACCCATGGCAGAAGAAGGCCAGCTGTGCCGCCTGGCGGCTCTCGCGGCTCCAGAGCTCGGCCAGCACCAGATCACGAAGCTGTCCCTTGCTGCGTGCCTCGGGATCGAGAAGCACCGCGTGACCGTTGTTCATCTCGCACCACTTGCGGGCCTCCGGGATGAATGCGCCTGTCGCGTCGTGTTTGCCTGGGCTGTTGGTGCCCCGCACGAATGCTAGAGCTGGTCGTCCGGGTGCGGCGGCGGGCTCGGCTTGGTCAGGGGCAGCTTGAGCTTGCGGTGGCTGTCCAGTGGCTGCAGGACGCTCAGCCGCGCTAGCGTCTGCTGGATCTTCAGCAGCGCGGCGTCGTCTTTTGGGGTGGGCGTCAGCCTGGTGATGAAGCTCGCCGCAGCCACGAGCGCGCCCGCTGCGGCCACGAGTTCACCCCAGTGATTGAGCAGCCAGCTCATCGCCCCGAGCTCCGCCAGATGCGCAGCGAGCTCTCGCCCGTGTTCTGGACGTACGACAGATACTGGATCGGATAGCGAGCGTCTCCGACGCCCTTCATAAAGAGCTGCGACATGTCGAAGCGGACCGTGGTTCCGCCTGGGATATAAAGTGGCGCTTCGTTGTCCGGGATGGGGTTCGGGCCGGGGCTCGTGGCGGTGCTGGTGGGGTCGATGAAACCAGGATCACCGGCAAGCTGCGGGCTCACTGGTGCAACGGTCGAGCCGAAGAACCGCACCCAGACGCCATTGATGATCGGAGCGCCGACCGACTGAATCGAGAGGAAGTTGGTCAACATGGTGTGCGATCCATCGGGCGCGCTTCCCGTGATGTCCATGGGAACACCCGGAATGTAAAACACGTTGACGTCCGTCGTCGCCTCAAGCGAATACATCGCGATCGGCGGTCTGATTTGCTGTGCCTTGTCCACGTTTGCGCTGCTCATGCGTCCGCCTCCAATCGATCACTAATGGTCTGATATCTACCTGAGCTGCTGCGCGAGGCTGCGGGCATGCGTGCCGCAGCCTGCGCCGCTCGACGTTCATTGAGCCCGAGCGCCTGGGCTTGCTCGGGTGTCTGCGCTCCAGCGTAGCTCTGCTGGAACGCGAGCAGCGCCTGACCGGTCATCAAGTTGGTCCCAGGGATACCCATCATCAGCCCCACCTGAACGCGGGTTGCAAACGGCGGGTTCTTGCCCTGCATTTGCTCCGCTACCCGCAGCGCCATCTGCGCGAAGAGGTCCGGGTAAACCGCCTGGATGGTCTCGGCCGTCTCGCTGCGCAAGCGACCTTCGCCCAGGTCCTTGAGCATCACCAGCGGATCATTCACTGCGCGGTAACGCGTCAGCCAGCTCTGCATTTCTCCCATGCTCACCGCGCCCGGCTCGCCTGGATTCAGCGGGTCACGAGCTCCCTGCGGCATCTCCTCGGCCAGGTAGAACAGGCCCCGGGTCATCTGCATCTGCACCTCAGACGCAAGCGCGGGCGACGCCTCCATGATCCCCTCTGTCGCCATGCCCGCCATCCCCGCTGCGAACGATGGGTTCTGTAAGAGCCCCTCGATGTCCGCCCGCAGCGCGCCAAATGTTTGTCGCTGGTCCTCGGCGCGCATCTCATCGAGCTCTGTCGTGGTAGGCATTCCCACCCCGCGGGTCACCGCCGCGCCAATGCGAGCGGGTGAAAGCACCACCCCCGCGCCCTCCCGCCGCGCAGCCTCGAACGCCGGGCGCATCCGCTCGACCGCCTGGTCAAGCCGCGCGGCCCACTGGTCCGCCGCCTCCAGAACCTTGCCGCTCACCCCGGCTTTGGTGACCAATCGACGAGAGAGGTTTATCGGTTCTTTGATCCAGTTTGGAAGCATCGAGATCGCAAAGTCCGCCGCGCTCGTCCCGGCATAGTCTCGGGCGCGCTCCAGCAACGACGGCTCGTCCAGCGCCTCCGCAGCCTCGGGAGGTAGCGGCGGTTTCATCACGGTCTCTGCCTGGATAAAGACCCCATCCTCCGAGTCTGCCAGCCGCTTGCCCTCGTCGTAAAGAGCGCGGGCGGTGCCTCTCGCCTGCAGGCCGGGGCGGATTCCGTCGAGCATCTCATTAAGCGCCGCCGCCTCCTTGGCCAGGTCGTCTTTGATGCTGGCGGGTGCCGAGTCCACATATGTGGATAACTGCTTTTGATAGTCCTCAAGCGCGGCGGATACCTCGGTGAGGTTCGCCCCGGAGTCGTTGCGCACGCGCTGGATCATAGCGTTGACGGGCTGGCCATCCTTGCCCAGTAGACCGGTGGAGTCCTCCGCGCCCTTGACGCCAAAGAGCCTGGCGCGGGATCCCTGCAGGCTCTGCAGCGCCGCCTGATTGCCCTCGACGATTGTGCCGTAGTCCCCAAAGATTCCACGGGTCGAAGGCGTGCCGAGCTGACGCCCTCGGAGCTCGTCGACCTGCGCCTGCAGAATCACCCGCGCATCCTCGGGCGCGCCCTTCATGGCCCGCTGCAGGACGTTCCCGGCCTCATTCATCCCGAGATAGCCGTTACCCAGATTGCGGGTTCCGTTGGCCTGCTCGCGCATGCTCTTGTCTTTGACTCGCTGCAGCTCACCGAGCACCGCCCGCCCTGCGTCTGTTGAGAACCAACCATCCGCGAGCTGCTGCCCCTTCTTCGCGGCCTGGTCGAGCGCGGTCATGACCTCGGTCACCGCTCCCCGCGCTGCTGATAGGACCTCCTTGGAGCGCTCCACGAGCGCAGGCTCACGCCTGGCGATCTCCGTCCCATAGATGGTCTCGGGTCGTGTGACGCCCTTACGCTTGCGCTTCTGCGCTTCAATCGCGATGTCTTGCGCGGCCTTCTGAGGACTACGGATGGCGGGCGGATTGATCTCGATGTCGCGCAGCCGCTGCTCCATCTTATCGAGCGCCGCGAAGGCCTCCTCTGTCTTGCGCATGCCAGAGCCGGTCGTGGCGTTGCGCAGGTCACTGGCAAAGCCTGCGGGCGATTGCTCCCACGCTGCTACGACTTGGGGATCTAGATGGCGGCGGTTGGTGTCGATCCACTCGCTGATTTTCTGCTGCGCACCTTCGCCCCCGTCGCGCAGCTTTCGCCGCCATTCGTCGAGATCTTTGAAGCTCACCGGAGGCGGAGCGCTCGCGGTCTGGGCGTTGGTCAAAAGCTGCTTTGCGGCGTTGTCCTGCATCCGCGCTAGCTTGTCCCGACCGATGCGGTAGCCACCGCGCATCATCGCTCCGCCCACCCCGAGCCCGAGCCCCCACGCCACGCCGTTCCCTGCGGCTCCCAGGAGCTGCGCGGCTGTTAGCTCCGTGTTCTCTAGCGCCGCCTGGGCACGGGCCGCTTGCATCTCGCCGAACGCAGCATCGGCCGCCAGAGGCGCAACGCTCAGCCCCTTGTTCGCAGCCCAGAGGGCCGCGCCTCGGGTCGCGCTCGATGAGGCCGCAGCCGTGGAGCGGGTCGCGAGATAGTTGGTGAGCTTTGCGATGGGGCTCGCCGCTTCTCCTGCGCCCAGCATCCATGCCGCGCTCCGAGCTCCCCCGCTGAGCGTGGCCATCGAGGTGATCTCACCCGCCAGCCCACCAATCGCCGCGACGCCTGGTCGCGCTTCCGCAGCTACACGCAACCTGGCCCGAGCGGCGGTGTTGTCGGCAGCGTCCATGAGCAGCCCGGCGGTGGCGACGTTGCCCGCGGTATAGAGTCCCACCTCGCCCGCGCTGAGCGACGCGGCGAGCGCCTCGCGCCCCCGGTCACTGAGGGTGTTGACTCGATTCTCTAGATACTGCGATCGGGTCTCGTCGGTCTCGCCTACCCGCTGATAGGTCCCGGGCATGGACTGATACTCGTCCTCGGTGACCCACCCCGATTTGCCGAACGCGACATCATTGACCAACAGCCAGCGCGTACCGTTATCGTCGACGCGCTCCATGGAACCGGGCTCGCCGCGCAGCGCCTCGACCATCTCCCCGACGTAGTCTTCGCCCTGAAGCGCGCCGCTCACCGCCTCCGGGTTCTGGAAGACTCCTTCGCCTGCTTGCCCAGTGACCGCGCCCGTAATGGCCTGGCCGAGCTTGCGCTTAGCGGTCTCTTCGCTCGTGACCTCGTCGGTATAGCGCGGAACGGGCGCGCCTGTCTCGTCGGCCTGACGCAGCCCCTCGGCGGCGGCAATCTCCGCCGCCTGGGCCGCTTCCCGCATCTGCTCCTCTGTGATGGGAGTGTCAGCGGTGGGGCCTGGCGCTCTGCGCCACACCCCATCAGGACCTTTGACGAACTCATCAGCCATCCGGTCTATCCTCTCGAACGTTGCTGCGCCCTCGGAACGTCTGAGCCTCGAACCCGGGCAGCAACACCCCATTGTTCGCCATGATCGCGGCCTGGTTACGGACCGTATCGTTCATCATGTCCGCCGCATTCTGCCAGACGGCTCGGCGGGACGCTTTGTCCTTAAACAGTCCCATGTCCCACATCCAACCCTCTGGATCACGGAACACGTCGCTGTATCGCTCAAACTCGTTTCGATCCAGCACCCCGCCGCCGAGGAGACGGTTATAGATGCTGACGGCGGTGTTGATGTCATTCACGACGTCAGGGTCATCAAAGAGGACGGCCCCATCCTTACGCGCGAGCATCCGCTGGGCGATCTTCCCAAACTGGGCCGCGTCCTTGGAGAACTCCTTGAGCTTGTTGTTATCGGCCTTCCAGTCGCCGTCATACGTGCCGGGATCGACCTGGATGTAGGCGCGGCCATCCTCGCGCAGCACGCGCCGCTGCTGCCCCTCTGGCAGCTTGACGCCCGGAGGAACCGCGACCTTCTTGGGGCGGAGCTCTAGCCTTCGCTTCTGGGCCTTCTCGCCGAGCCCGCTGATCTCCATCCGGGCGGTGTCGACGATGACCACGGAGTTGCCCTGGCCAAATGCGCGATAGGTGGGACCGCCCTGCTTTTGGGCGAGCGCCTCGATGCGGCGCAGGTCCTCGGGCGTCGGAGCGCGGCCAAGATCTTGCTGTCGCACCGCGGGGAGCTCAGGCGGCGTAGCCTTGCGCGCTGCTCGCCGTTTCTTGAGCGCGCCGCGGGCCTTGCCCTCCGCTTGCTTGGCTTGCTGCCGGGCGTTCTGCCCGAGCGCCTCCGTCGCCGCCTGGGCTTTGCCGACGCCACCGGCCGCCGCCTGCGCTGCGGCGTCCTGCTGGCTTTCGGGTGCGATGGTTTGCCCCGCGCTTGCTGCGATCATCTCTTGCGCCTGGCGCAGGGGTAGCGCCATCCGCAGCCCGTAGCTCTGGCGGGTGAGCTCCTCGACAAGCGACGCATACTTGAGCTGAATGTTGGCGATGGTCTCATCACCACGAGCGCGGAGGATCGGATCATTGGTCTGCGCGACCATGGCAGCGATCCTGTTTTCCGAGTAGCGAAGGAGGGTTGCTTGCATCGCGTTACTCGCCGCGAGGTCATCCCGGTACGCGCCGCGCATTTCCTGGGCGAGGTTAAGCCCCATCGTCGCGGCAAACTGCTTGTTCCGCATCGCCTCCTTCTGAACTTCCATGTCTCGGGCGATGGCCTGGTCGATGATCTTGAGCGCGACGTTTGGGCCGCCCGTTCGAGCGGATAGCATGGCACCCGTCGCGATCGATAGCGCCGCGCCGAAGCTGGCAGCTTGCGCTCCTGTTCCGAAGAGCCGACCCGCCTGGGGAGCGGTCGCGCCGATCTCATCCGCCTGCGCCTGAAGCTGGCGGGTCTGGGCGATGCTGGCTTGCATCGCCTGCTCGCGCATCTGCCCGAGTCGCAGGCTCTCCTGCTCCATGGCGTCAGCGGTCTCGTTGAGAATCTTGGCGCGCTCGGCTTCCTGCTTAATAAAAGCGTCGGTGAGCCGACCTTGAACGCGCTTCTGCTCCTCCATGGCGTCACGCACGCCAGGGAGGCCCGGGGCTTGGGTGATCTTCCCCTCGACCGTCGCCATGGCTGGCCCACGTCCTCGGGGCTGCGCTCTCGGCTTCATCGTGTAGACGGTGCCATCAGGGGCGGTGTATTGCCCTGTTTGGATGTCCTCCTTCTGCTGGGTGGTCAGAGGATCGGGGGCGGCGGGTTTACCCGCGAGACGGCCTTGCACAGCCGGACTCGGTCCGGGCGGCGCGGGAGCTCGGCGCGGAGCCGGGGGCTCAGCGCGCAGCATCTCCGGCGGCTGGTCGTCCTGACCCGGCTCTTCGGGCACCACGCGAAACTGGTTATTTCCCCGGGGCGGGGACGTGCCGAGGCTGTTACCGCTCATCGCTTAC